CAAGCAGATCAATGTTGCCTGCTTCCTGCGGCGCTACCCGTTGCGGATCTATCCCGCTTGCCCGGTTCATCTGCCAGCGCATACGGCTGGCTTGCTCACACTGGCTTTCTTCTTGGCGTGTCAGTTTGACGATCATTTCCGAAGAAACCCTGTCGGCTGATAGCCAGCGCGGTCATTTTGGAAGCTGTCGAGGGTTTCACAGCGCGGGCAAATGCGGTTCCCGGCGTGATACGACCTAAAATCCTGTTTGCAATTCAGGCAGGATCTGACGCGGGAGCGCTCATCTGTCACTAAGTAATTAGAAAGGTTCACGCCTTCCTTATTCACCGGCCTTGCTGCCATCGTGTCTCCCCATCAGCAGATCAAAAAAGTCAGCCATAGGCAGGACGACCAACTCCGGCTTGTTGTCTGCTTTAAGGACAAGCGCGTCGTTGTCTTCCAGCCATGAGTAGATTTGTTTGAAGCCGTTTCCCCGGCACTTGATTTCCAGCACCCACTCGTCAACGCTGTTCTTCACCACAACGTCGCCTTTGATGCTGGCACCGCCAGATAGCGGCACGCGGTAGGCATCCAGACCATGTTCCAGAGCCTTGAGCCGGACGTTGTTTTCCGTCCTGTAGCCTTTATCGCGCTGTGCTTTTGACATTAAACGCCACCTTTGGTGTCGGTTTCCACGTCGGCGCGACCTTCTCCATCCAATGCCTTGCACATAAGGTCTTGTTGTCTTCCTTGGTCAGCGCAGGACGCTTGCAGACATCACACTTGTTCATTTTCAGCCTCACCAATGACCCAATCGGCGCTGGTCACTTGCCCGTCTGTCATATGGTCGATCTGAGCCATGTGTTTGCCCGAAGGCAGACACTTCTGGTTCAGCCATTTCCAGACAGCGACATTTGAGACGCCGATTTGCTTGCTAAATGCTGTAGCGGACAGCTTGTTCTGCACTAAATATTGATTCAAACGCATAATCACCTCTAACCGTCAGTAAATTAGGTTTAGATGAAACGCTTGTCAAAGGCATTATTAATCGCTAGGTTAATTCTCTAACCACAGGTTATTGACCAAAGAAGGAGTTTGAGACATGACAGAGATTGTCAAAGCGCAAGCCGGGTTTTTTGGCTTGCCAGTATCAAGCTGGGTAAGCCCGCCGTGTGGGCCGCCCGCAATGCAACGTCAGGACGCATTGATTGCGTTAAATATTGGCTTCGTGGACTCAACTGGAATTAGAGCAAGCAATGGAATACCCAAACAACTTATTGGCGCTTCGTACCGCGCTCCGCCTGTCCCAATCCCGTGTGGCTGACGCTATAGGCGTCTCGCAACCGGAATATGGACGCATCGAATTAGGACGGCGACAAATCGGTACGCACGCGCAGAAACTAGCGGATCTGTTTGAGGTAGACATAGACGCATTAACAGAGCCGCCAGAAGCGCCAGAGCATGATCAGGGGTATGTGAGCCTGACAATGCCGGTACACGGCAGGCCGATTGATCGCATGAGGTTAGACTTCAAATGCGAGAGTATAGAAATGACGAGTAAACCATCTCACATGGCAGGCAATAAGGATGCCTACGCCGTATATTGCCCAGGCGATCACATGGCACCACGGGTGCGCGCAGGCGAACTGCTATTCATTGACCCGTGGCGCGCTATCAAACGCAGCGACCTTGTTCTGGTCCAGCTTAACGATAACGACGAGCGCGCAATCTACGAATATATCAGCGAATCAGACCAAACGCTGACACTCAAAAGCCTTTCCTCTGACGAGCCAGTCGTCTTGGAAAAGTTTGAAGGCCAAGTCGTTCACCCCGTTGCAGGAATTAAATTCCTTTAACGTAGGTTAATTTGACCTTTACAATGCGTTTAGCTAACTATAAGTTAGACGCATGGACGACGAGAACCAACAAAAGGGCGGGGATGCGTCAGAGCGGCGCGTCCCCGATTATTTTCAGACATTCAAGCTGCCCCCTGACGCGCTGGCAAAGCGCGCGCACACTGTTGGCGGCAGCGATATCAATATACTTGCCAGTGGCGACGAAGCCAAGATAACCCGCCTGTTTGAAGAAAAGTGCGGGCTGACAGAGCCGGAAGATCTATCAACAGTGTGGCCCGTGCTGATGGGCTGGACGACCGAAGATCTGAACGTCGCATGGTTTGAGTATAAGCATCAGAAGAAGCTAAAGAACCAACAGCTAGTCATACAGTCTAACAAGCTGCCGTTCATGCGTTGCACGTTAGACGCCAGCTTAGACGATTGGGAAGGCGCGCAAGCTGTCTTCGATGCCAAGTTTACGCTTGGCCGTCCTAAGAAGGGTGAAGCATGGCAGGATGTCATCCCTCGCCTTGTCAAAGGCTACAGCCCGCAGCTTCACTGGAATGGCCGCTTGCTGGAAGAACATACTGGCAAGAAGGTCAAGTTTGGCATCCTGCACATCATCAGAGCGGGTGACGAACCTACAACCCACGTCATCAAGCTGGACCGCCACTACACCGACCATCTGATCGACTTGGCGACAGAGTTTATGCACGCCGTCGAGACAGGTGAGCCACCTTATATCCCCATCCCGATTGATGCCCCCGTTCCGCCAGACGAGCGCGTTCCATATGACATGACGGAGCATAGGAAGGCGCTGGACTGGAAGCGGTTCGCCGAGACATGGACACAGACCTATGGCGCTGCACAGTCCTTCAAGGACGCTGAGACGGCCATCAAGAAGCTAGTACCGCGTGATGCGTCGGAAGCATCCGGCCACGGCATCCGTGTGCGTGTGAACAAGAACAACTCAAAGAGGATTGAGGTAGATGAGTGAACTAGCGAAGGCGTTGTGTGAGTACCAGCGGCAGACCGGCGGGTTTGAAGCCGATAAGAGAGGCAACCGCAGCCAGTATGCGTCGATTGGTGCTGTCATCAACAACGTCAAGCAGGCCAATGCCTTTGGCCTGACCTTCACGCAAGAAGTGGACTTTGAAGACGACACGATGTTCGTGCGTACCGTGCTAATGCACACCAGCGGTGAAGCGCGCATTAGTCGCTACCCCATCTATGTCGATGACAAGACCAACAGCCAGAAGATCGGCGGCGCAATCACATATGCCAAGAGGTACGCCCTCGCCAGCATGTTCGGCACCGAGAAGGGTGTCGAGGATTCTGACGACGATGGCGAGTCAAACGGCTTGATTGACGACGCACCCAAAACAGGTTCCTCCCAGCCCGCAGCAACAGCACCAGAAGCAGTCTCCCTGTCCGGTGTCGCGGGCCACTCCCCCGGCGGTGGATTACAGCCCGCCGTCGGGGCTTTTTCTGACCCGGCGATAGTGGCTGCCGCGCCGGATGACCGCCTTGAGGAGACGCTTTCAAAAGTTACGGAAAAGGATGTGCTTGAACAGGCTTTCCGTATTCGGGGCGGACACGATCTGCCCAAACACATCATCCAAATGTTCGGCAATCGTAAGAAGGAATTGATGAATGTCTGAAGAACAAAAGCGCGTCATGTACGGCAAGGACGACATGACCCTGTCGATCAATGATCGTCGCCCCGGTTCGGGGGATGGTCGCAAGACCGAGGATTGGCACGCTGATTGGGGCGGGCAACTCGTCGTCGGTGGGCAGACCTACTACGTCGATCTGTATCAAAAGAACGGGTCTTGGATTGCAGGCAAGCTCAAGCCTGCGAAGAAGGCAGATGTCGCAGACGAAATACCATTCTAACGCCTTCATCGGCGACTTATTCCGCGCCAGCGGTTCGGCTTACATCACACCGGATCGCTGGCAGGAATTTTGGGAATTTGGGCTGGTGACAACAGACAGTGATTGCATGTCGCCACGCCTCACAGAAGACGGATTATGGCTTTTGAAATATGTCACTCAAGGATGGAAGGCAGCATCCCGTTCTAGCGGTGGTAGACCCGCAGGGTTTGTTGCTGGTGATTGGGCGCACCCAAGCACGATTGGCTATGACGCCGACGATGATGCGCCAGAAGGCGATTGAATTACTAAGATATGCGGAAGAAGCGGAGCGTGAAAAAGACCAAGCCGGTTGCAGCAAACAGGACTGACGTTTGTAAGCAATGCGGCGAGACATTCAACTGGCGCTATCAGGGGGTGGCTAATGGCAACGGTGAATATTTCTGCGGGCCGCAGTGTCTACATGACTACTGGAAGGATGGAGAAGCATGGACGGCGCTGTAGCAGAACGAGACGTTATTCGCGCATTGAAAGATTACACGGAACTGCGCGCCGTTCTCGTCATCAACAACAAGGAAGTGGACTTGCATCTGTCCAACCTAGTGGAGCCGACATGGCTAATCAGCGATTGCGACGTGGAAACGAGGGAATTGGCTATGCCAGTCGTGCGACGGCTGTACGAAGCCCTGTTCATGGAAGGCCGGTATCGTTCATAGCAGTGGGCGATGGGTCTTTCGAGAGACGCCTGGGGCAAGGTTTATGCCCCAAATGCGTGACCGCTCTCACCAGTAACCAGTGTGGTGTTTGCGGGCTTACTATCAACAACTCAAAGGAGACTGATAATGGCACTGGCAAAGAAGAAGAAGGCGCTTGGATCTGTGAGCGCAGTCAAGAAACTCAAGGATCTGGTGGCGAACAAGCCAGCGAACAGCGTCGTGATGACGTTCACGCCCGTTGTGGCCGAGTATATTCTGGACAACATGAATGTGGGCAACCGTCCGCAGAAGCCGTCGAGGATAGTGCGTTACGCTGCCGATATGGCTAACAACAACTGGTCTGTCACAGGCGAAAGCATCAAGTTTGGTGCGGATGGCAAACTGAAAGACGGACAGAACCGTCTTGCCGCGTGTGTGCGCTCCAACTCCCCGTTCAAGTCATACGCCGTGTTTGGCATTGACCCTGATTCATTCAGTCAGATGGATGTCGGTGCAAAGCGCAGCGACAGCGATGTCTTGGCTATTATGGGTGTGCCTAACGCTGAGAAGGTCAGTGGCATCATTCGTATGCTGATGTCGTGGGAATCGAACAAGACCGAGACAAGCGGCAGTCATAGGATGCCCGCTGACGTGCGCGCTTACTATGAGGAGCGTATTGACCCAGATCTGATGCAGCGTGCCGTCAAACTCAGCAAGGCTGTCTATATGACCACGCAACTGCCGCGTGGCATCACTGGCGCGCTTTACTACCTTGCTGTGGTGCGTGGGCATAGTGACAAGGCGGAACTGTTTATGCAGGAATTGGAGCAAGGCTTTGGCAAAAGCGCGCGCTCCCCTATCCGCTACCTGTTGAAGACGGTGGCTAAGTGGAAAAGCGACCAGCAATTCAAGATTACGCATCACCACTATTCGGTGCTGCTTTCGAGGGTGTGGCAGGCATACCGCAAGGATGAACTTTGCACCCGCGACCAGATGATCGTCCAACGCGAAGACAGCTTGGCGGTGATTTGATGACGGCGTTCTACACACCACAGGAACTGGCTGACCGCTGGAAAGTGTCGGCCCGTACTGTGGTGCGTATGACAGAGGCAGGCGATCTGCCTCATATCAAAGTGGGTAAAAAAATAAGAATACCAGCCCACGCATTAGCAACTGTCGAAGGAGACACGACATGCACAACTATCAACTCAAACGAAGAAAAGGCCGCGACACTTGGCACATATACTGGACTGAGCGTGGCGAACAAAAGTGGGCTTCAACTGGCACGTCAGATGAGGCGCTTGCAAACACGTTCCTGACGACGTTCAAGAAACTTCAACAGACGCAGGAATATGTGAACGTAGGTGAAATCTTGCACCAGTTTACGGTACGGGATTACGCCCCACGCGCAGTCTCAATGTCCCGGCACAACTCCATACTTAACCAGCTTGAGCCGCTTCGCGATTGCGACCCGCTGGATCACGAATCCTTTGAGGATGCTGTGTACGAATGGAAGCAAGAACGGCTGGCAAACGTGTCTGAGGTGACGATGGCGCGCGAACTGGCGGTGCTTATTGCTGCCCTTAATTGGGCGGCAGACAGAGAGCGGGGAAGGATGATACGCGGTGTGCCGTACATACCGAAGAACCGGTATCAGAAGGTGGCGCGTATTAGGTGGCTGGATACAGAAGAACGTACCCGGTTGCTACAGGCGTTGCCCCAGCAACCGTTGTATCTGCGCCTTGCTGTCGGCATTGCAATCTCTACGGCGGCACGCAAGTCGGCCATCCTGGAACTGCAAAAGCACCAGATCAAATGGGGGGAAGGTCAGATCGACTTTCATGCTCCTGCGGATGGCAAGAAGCGGAAAGCTAGGCGGGTGTGTGATATCACCGGCATGGTAGAGCCGTGGCTTAGAGAGGCGTTTGATGTGTCCCAAACGGGCCACATTATTGAGCGCAACGGCAAGCGGGTGAAGAACATCCACCCTGAGTTTAAGGCACTGTGTCAGAGCCTTCATTTGGTTGATTTCCGCTTCCATGACTTGCGCTCAACATGGGCGGCTGGCGCGGCACTGGACGGCGTTCCTATGGAACAGATCCGCGATGCGCTGGGCCATTCGACGGTCAAGATTACTGAACAGCACTATGCTCAGATCCATCCTGACTACCGCGAAAAAGCCCGTGAATATGCCAAACGGACCTATGCGTCTCATATGACGCAAAAGGTATGACAAAATAAAACCAACCTACTGATTTACATAGATTTATACGGCACCCTCTCCGCCATTCTTTTCTATGTATTTCAGTAGGTTACACGGATTTGTCATACCCCGTGTCATACCCTATTTCTTGCGAAACTTGTCTACGCCCTTCAACCCTAATCCGGCGAGACAGGTAACGTACACAAGACCTTGATACCATTCAGGTAATTCGTTCAGGCGGTCAAAGCCTGCCTTCACAACGTCTTCCATGCCCGGCACAAAGACCAGCACCACGGGAATCAGCACAATCACCGTGACGATTTCGTCGCGTATGCTGGACTGCGTGGACTGCGCCATGATCAACTCCCACTTGCTGTCGTGGGTAGCTGCGGTCAACATTGCTTGGCTTTCAGCTTCGGCGCGCGCTTTGGCTACTGCGCCCTTCGCTTTTGTCTGTTCAGCACGGCTCTCAAGCCATGTGCCTGCAAGCGATGCAAGCGGCCCTAGAAACTGGATCATTGTGTAACCTTTATGTCTGTTGCAAAGCACAGCATTTCTTTGTTCACAGGCATACGTTCTTCCCAATTTATCCGGGTGCCTGCGACGTGACATTCAGCCATTGTCTTGTGGTCGCTCAGGACTTGCACGGTCAACTCGCCGTTCACTTCGGCGATGACCATCAGCAGCAGCCAAGTCACGACTTTTCGCTGCCAACCCACACAGCAAACGCGCCTGTCATAGCGCCTGTCACTACGCTAATTAGCGCGCTCTGCTGCGTTGACAGATCTGGCTGCGCCAAAGCCCACTCAATGCAGCGAATGTAAACGCCGGTCATGGTCAGCATCATCAGGCGTGGGACAATGCGGTACTCTAAGATCAGCTTACTCATACCACTCCCCACTCAGCATCATGCCAGCGAGGTGTTCGCTGCGTTTTCCGATCTGTTTCGCCCAACGGCTGTCCAACATTTCGTGGCTTGCGAGGGTGTAGTCACCTACAAGCAGCGCAGCCTGCATGTTCTGAAATTTGTCGAAATTTGGTCGACCGAGGTTGAACAGCATACTAAGGATTACGGCCTGACGCGGTTCATTCATCTTGTTGAACCACGGGTACTGTTCTGCCTCTGCACGGCAGCGTTTGATGTCATTGGCCAAGAGGTAGTCAATCTCGGCGTCAGACAGGCCACCACCTAAACTCTCGTCAATCAAACGCCCTACGCCAATCGTCCAGTATCCACGGCTGTCCTGATAGGCGTGCGGTACAACACCTTCATGGTGTTTGATCATCTCAATTAGCTTGCTCATAGCTGCCTTTCATTGATGATTGATATGGCCTTGTCCCAACTCTCTTGCTCAAGATCGGGACGCAATGGATATGACTGCGAATAACGCTGGCTGTATTGATTGACGGATTCCGCCGCATAGAAGACCACGCGGCGTGCGTCTAAGAAGCAGTGCGCGATGATGTCCTGCTTTGTAGGATCTGGCAGCTTCTTCTTGGCTGACCCGCTGCCGTTCTGAAAGTGATAGCCCGGTTTGCGGCTACTGTTGTTTGCGCGCAGGCTAGATGCCTTGACTTGCACGCGCACAAAGTCGTTCTCAAGAAACGCAATGATGTCGATTTGATCTTGTGGGCAATGAATGACCCGCCACCCTTGCGACAGGGACATGATCGCGGCGCAAGTGATAAACTCGCCTATCAGCCCCCGTGTGGTGGACATGGCTCAAACCATGCCCTTCATCCACAGAATCCATAACAGTAAGCCACCGCCACCCACGCCGACGATCAGGAAGCCGACAACAAATACAGCAATCGTTTCCCGCACCTTTGCCCTGCGCTCTAATTCTTCCTTCTGCAAGGCGCGCTGACGGGCTATCTCTGCCTGTAGGCGCTCCCAGGCACCGGGTTTGCCGTAAAGCTGAAACACGGACCGCATTTCGTTGCGTAAGGTGTCTAATTCTTCTTTGCGGAAAAACTCGTCAATGCCTGCTTGCTCTGCGCCAGTCATCTTGGAGAAAATGCTTTTCTTCTTCTTGGAAGCGCCAAAGTTTAGCTGCGCTTCCGCCTGTGCATATTTCGAGATTGGACCTGACAAGCTGCTCAGATCCTTGCCCGCCTTGATGGCAGACGAAATTGCAGACGCGGCGGTATTGACCGCAGCGAAGGCGCTGATCGGATCTATCATCAGTACACTCGTGTAAAGTCAGGGTTTACTTTGACGGGTAGGCAGTAAGCGGTGATCTTCTTGCCTTGCTTGTGAAGGCGTTGCGCGAAATACACACAATCGTCCACATCGTAGAAATACATGTCCTTGCTTTTAGGCGTGCCGTCTAAGAAGACGTACAGCAAAAACACATGCACAAAATCCACGTCACTGTGAGCGGCCTAGCGCGCGATCTAACTTATCCTCAACACGATGCAGTGCCTGTAAGACTTGTTGCATGTCCTCTTTTAATTCAGTGCGTGTAGCGTAGTCCTCCCGTGTGCGGTTCAGGAGGATGTCGATACGTTTGATTTCTGCCAGCATGGAACGGAAAATAAAAAACGCCGGTCCGATGACCAGCGTGAGCAGAATGTTCCAAGCCATCATTGATGACATTTCCATTGGCGCACCTATACGGACTGGCTGTCCATGAATGTCTCAAACGATGATTTGATCGAAGCGGTCCACACGGCATTACAGACGGCTTGGACGGACGCATCTTCACCGCTGATGTCGGTATCGCCCCAAGTGTCACCAGTCTTTGTGCGGCATTGCAGAACGTGCCGGTGGTAGTTGCGGCTAATCTCGTCGCCATCATCCTTCACGATGGTTGCCTTGCGAACCTGCACGGCCTTGTATGGGCCACGCACTTCGCAGTCGTATTCAAACTCTTTTGTCAGTGCCATTGTTTACTCCTCTGTTTACCGTCGCTTGGCTGCGACCTGTCCAACCCCTACCGGCTGGTGGGGTTATGCTGCTTGATAGACGCCGCTGAGTATCACATCAACGCCAGATAAATTCGCATTGGTTAAATTTGAGCCTAACTCATTCCTGAAATCAAAATATGACTGATTTGGAAAAATAAGACCGGCAACCAGAGAAGATGTGGTTTTGTAACCAGCACAAAGGATGTGATACAGGTTTGATGTATTTTCTGATGCGAATGGTAATCCACCTATAAAAGCATTAGCAGTGTTAGTATTCGTCGGGTAGCCAACATATATAGTAACGTACACGCTGTTACCAATTTTTGTGTATTTAGAAGAATATACAGTCAAACTTAAACCCTGCCCACTAGCGTCAGTAGGCGTCCAAGTACCCTCCTCATAGTCATCCAGCGCATTTGCCGCCGCCGTGTCGCCGTTGAAGGAGATACCGCCAGCAGCTTGGAACCGAATTTTTTCACTCCCACCAACATGACAAATCAGTGGCGGTGTGGAAGCAGAGGCATCAATTAAAACTTCAGCGCCAGCACTGTCGTATGTTGTTTGCTCTCGACCAATGACGGTAATCCCGTCGAGCATTGCACCGCCGCTTACATGAAGTGCAGTTGCCGGACTCGCATTTCCCACGCCCACACGATTGTTTGTCTGATCTACATACAGCGGTGTGCCAGAGCCAAACGCCTCTTTCTGATGCGACATGATTTCCCGCACAGCGTTGTTCATATCGCTCGGCAAAGCAGAGTTTTCTGCAAGGTTTACATCGCCGACGACCGTGTTGTTTGCAGCGGTGGAGTCGTATTCGGTGATTTTATCTTTAGCCACTTATGCCTCCAATGCGGTCACGCGCGTCTTGAGCGCAGTCATTTCGGTTTCGAGTGTTTCAATCTTGGTGATGGCTTCTTGCAGTGCGCCGGTCAGTAGTGGCACCAGCTTGCTCTGGTCGATGCCCTGCATGACAGCGTTGCCGTCGTCGTCAACCTCGTTATGGGTGCCGGTGACAGCCTCTGGCACGACAGCCTGCGCCTCGTGTGCGAGGAAGCCGTCAACCGTTGTGTCGGCGTCTGCGATGAAGTTGAACCGCTTTGGTGCAAGTTGCTTCACACGGTCGATTGCGCCGGTCATGTCGGCTACGTTTTCTTTGAGGCGGTGGTCGGATGAAGTGTTAAATGCAACGCTGGTAGTGCTGTTTTGTGTAATGCTGCCAATCCTGCTGCCGCCGTAGCCAAACTGCATAAAATAAGAGCCATTTGATGAGCCGCCTGTTGAGTGATTGACGGTGATGCGGGAATTGTTGACTCCGCTAGTTTCGATTGTTGTGCTTAACTCGTTGTTAAGGCCAATACTAGTAGTGCCGATGCCCACGTTGCCGCTGCTGTCGATACGCATACGTTCATTTAAGCCGTTTGAATAAAACGCAAGCGTGTCTGCAGCGGGTGTTCCAACGTAGGCGTGTGCGGTAGAGCCGTCATTTTCCACAAACTCAATCAAACCAAATTCGTCTGCTGACCTTGCTCGTACCCTCATTGCAACGCCGTTTGTGTTAGAAACAGTGTCCAGTGGCGTAGCAGGACTAGTTGTCCCGATGCCCACACGGTTGTTTGTCTGATCCAGCGCAATCGGTGTGCCTTGCGTGAAAGCATCAGCCTGATGCTTTAGCACACTTCTCAGAGCGTTATTTATACCGCTGGCGGCGCAGTTTTCGTCGATGTCAATCGAGTCAATCGACGTGTTGTTTGCCGCCGTTGTCGAATACTCAGATATCTTTGTGCTGTTTGCCATTTACTCGTCCTCTGCCACTAAACCGGATGCCAACAAGTATGAAAGGATGCGCGTATCACGCGCGTTTCTAGCTCTCACAGATGTTGGCTTTGAGAGCAGTTCAGCCATAAATTCTGGATCTTCGACAGCGCGGGCCAGCACGTCCCTGACGCGCAAAGCAGGCATGTCCGACATGATGCTGCGGAGCGCCCGCGAACCAGCACCCGCGGCCACTAGGGTCGCGCCCGATGCCTCTCCAATGAAACTCAATGCACCAATGCGCGCACCAATGACACGGATCAAAAAGTCTTCAAACGGGCCAGTTTTGCCAAGGTCAAACTGTTTGCCTGCGCGTGTCGTTAAATACTCTTCGACCCGGGCAGCTGTGTCAGCCAGCTTCTTGAGATTTTCACGCCTAGTCGCGTCCAAAACGCCCTTGGATTGCAGATAATCGAGTATGCGTTGCTGACCAGTCGTTGATTGCAGGATTTTACCTGACAGTTTGCCTTTGACGGTAGCTGCATCAAGTAACTCGTCCATCAGGATTGTACGCAGGCCAGCTACAGCATCGTCGCCACCAGCACGGGCCGCTGCTATGATGTTGTCCATCTGATCTGTGGAGCGGTTGAAGCGGCCAAGTGCCGCCTTCACAGCCTTTGGTGCGCTTTCTACCTGTATCGCATCGCCAAGCGCGCTTACTTGCTGGAAAGTGCGGGTGCCAGCCGTCACTCCACGCACATAACTCTCTGCCGACCTGGCGGCTGTACCGGCGTCTTTCAGCGCATTATCAAGCTGCGGAAACTGCCGCAGGATTTCACGATTGTTTGCGCGGAACGTAGCCAATGCCTCTGGCTTTATCTCGCCTGTGCTTTTAGTGACAGTCTGCCGTGCCATATCACGCAAAAAGTCTTCGATTTGAGCGCGCACCTCTGGCGTTTGGTTGCGGCCAAATTCTTCTATAGGGGAAACCGCTTGCTGTATGTCCCTGCTTGCGACGGCAGCGGCAGGGCCACCCCGACGGATGGTGCTTTCAAGGGTAAGATCAGGATCAATCCTGCCCGTCGCCTGTGCGTCAAACTCTAAAATCCGGCCCACGTCACCGCGAGAGAATCGCTGGTTCAACGCGAAGCTAAACTGGCGTGCTTCATTGACGCCGGGAACCTCAAGACGCGACAAGTCTGCAAGCGCACCGTCAGCCAGCACCTTTGCTTCATTTGCGGCGCTAAAATTGGCATTCGGACCTGATTTCAAATCACGATTCAGCCGCAACATACGGCTTCTAAAGCGTAGAAGATCGCCAGACGTGACATTAACATCGCCCCGCTCTACTGCATCAATTTCATTGTCGGTGAAACCGTCATCTTTCAGCGTTTTCTTTACGCGCTTGATAAAGTTCTCAATGACATCAGGCAGCGTTTCTTCTTCCATGAGACGAGCGCGCAAGCCTTGGTATGCCGCAAGCGTGTCTGTTGGCTGGACATCTAGCCCCCTGTCAACTTGCCCCCACAGTGCGCTTTCCTGTTTGCGTGCATCTCGTAACGAGCCTTCCAGCGCGTCCCGTACAACCCTGTTTGCTTGGGAGCGTGCATCCGGTGAGCTTGGGTTGATCTTTGCCGCCGCTTGCCTTGCCTTTTGCAGCTTCAGATTAATTTGAGCATCAAGCGCATCCGAGAATATTTCTGTGTCGGCACGCCCACCGACAAAAGCATCCTTGATGTTGTCAATGACTTGGCTGTTTGCCTCTTTGAGACGGGCATCCAGATCGCTGTTGGTTCTGCGAAGCGTGTTCTCAAGTTCAATTATGAAAGATTCTGGCACGCGCTGCGCTGATGTGATGCCCTCGTCGCCTTCAAGCAGTCTGGTGGCGAGCTGCTGCGGGTCAATGCCTTCTGCAACAGCACGCCTTTGGACAACCTCTGCTGCGTTGCGCTCTCTGCCGCTAGGTGTGAATGATCTGGCAACTTCAAGGCCGCGATTTATTCCTGTGCCGACCGTTGCTAACGCTGCGGCTGGTGCAAGACCGCCTGCAATCTCACCACCAAAACGAGCTAGTTCATTGCCGGGTGCAACCGTCTCTGCCAGCCCGCCACCAATGCCAGCCGTTGTCGCAAGGCCAAGTTCTGTGGACGCAGTAGCCCCCGGCCTGCGTGCGGCTGTGGAAACAACATCAGACAGCAAATCTTTGACCGCTGACCCTGTTGGGGCTGCCTTTGTCGCAAGGTTTGCCCCACGCGCGGCTAGACCTACACCGCCAGCAATAGGAACCGCTGCACCAAGAGTTTCGCCACCGATAGCAAATGGCTGCTGCTGCCGAGGCAGATCCGCAACAGACTCATACCCAATATTAGCATCAGCCAGTAACCCACGAAGCTGCTTGCTGCCGCCCACTGGCTCTTGTATTTCTATGCCTGGGATTAGATTTAATCCGAAAGTGGCAAGGTCTACCGGCGCACCAAGAACATCAGCAAACATTCCTGTGTTGATACCCTTTGTGATGCCAGACAGCACATCTCCGCCAGTAAGCGGACCGTCATTACTTTCTGCCGTCATCTCACGCAGCAATGATTGCTGTTCAGCATCGGGCAGATCGAAAAACTTTTCGTCTACCTCAAAGCGGCCAGCGCCTTCTACCTCAATTATTGCCATCTTCAACCCGCTTGAATTTAATTGGACCTTGAGACGAATCTACTGTGCCGCTGCGACGACGCCGGTTGCCGCGCGGGTCGCGAGTTTGCCCCGCGTCAAATTGAGACAAAGACTTTTCAATCGTTAAAATGAGCGGCTCAAGCTCCCTAATCGCTTTGCGCGCTTCTGCTTTAGATTTGTCACTTTGAGAGTCATCAGCCAAAGTGGCTTCTGCACTTGCAATCTGTTGCCGCATCTTTGTTGGCAACTGCCGCATACGGGCAGCATTTTCAGCATCACTTAGTCCTGTCTGTGGCAGCAATTCCCGAATACGCTGCTGCGTGTAGACAGCGCCACGATCTGAAATAGCGCGCACCATTGGCGTCATCACTGACTCGTTTAGCAAATTAAGCTGCGCTTTTGCTTCTTGTGTGTCAGGGAACGCAGAGCGGCCAAACAGTCCAGCGACAAAGTTTGAGGCATTTGCCGCCATTCCAGTAAAGTCGCCTGTTGACGCCGCGCGAAGATCGGGAGCGTCCAACTCAGGAACAGCAACATCAGTCATCGGCGCTTGGGTTTCTGGCCCAAGCAGGCCCAGACGCCTATCCCGCGCCAACTTCCCTGCTTTGCTAAGAGGCAACAACTCGTCTTGCTTTAAGGCGGCAGAAATCTGTGCGTCGCGGATTTCCTTAGTGATTAGGCCGTTCTGGTAATCCTGATTGATCTTAGCAATATCAGTCAGCGGTGAAATTTTGTCTGGCTTATTAAGCGCCGCCATGCGGGCCTTGCGTAGTGCCGATAACTCTTGTGCCGCTGCTTGATCTGCCTGTCTTTGTGTCGCTGCATCGAAAGCCTGCGCGCCGGACAACAATCCAGCGCTGATTGCCTCGCCAAGTGATACCGGCCTGTCAGTCCTTGGCGCGCCCGCTGCTAACAGCCCCGCAGATGCACCCAAGATGCCGCGTGCCGCAGGATCGCTTAGAAGCCCTGTCAGCCGTTCACCGCCACCAAAAGCCATATCAGCCTCCCATCAAGCCAAGTAGCCCACCGCCAATAGCGCCGAGCATAGGATTGCCAAATGATGCACCAAGCTGCGCCCCACCGAGCGCACCGCCTAGACCGCTGGCAAGCGGATTGCGAAACACCGGCTGGCTGGTCTGCGTACCTGTGGTGCCACCGCCGACCAGCGCCATGTAGTTGTTCAGCTTTTGAGCGTCGATGTTTTGCTCAAAGTTGAAGCGATTGATCGCATCTTCCAACTCAGCCTGACCTTGCTGTTCGCGTGCAGCGCCGACTTGGGCAAGCTGTTGCATGTCGAGGTTCTGGACCGTGGGTGCCTGTCTGATCGCGGCTTGTTGTGCTTGTAGCGCAGCCGGTGCCAGTGCAGATGCCAGCGCCTGTTGGTTCGCGCCAGATCCGTAACGCCCTGCCTTGGCAAACTGGCTTTGTACCGTGTCTATGACCGGCTTGAACGCTGCCATTGCCAACGGGTTTGTACCCATTAGGTTTTGCTGCACGACGCCCTGCGTCTGCGCTGTCAGGCTGTTAGGGTCAAGCGCGCGGTCACGCACACCAGTCAGTGCCATCTCGCTTTCGGGCGAAAAGCCGACAACGCTGCTGCCAGGGTAGTAACCCGGCATGTCAGACATAAACTGGTCTTTGGCTTCTGCCAGTCCAAACTCAAGAAACGGCTTTGCGTACTCTGGCGGCTCTACTTGCGTATTGACCGTTTGCGAACCGCCGCCGCCACCACCTTTACCCATAGTATTTGACTCCTACTGTTGCGGCTTCGTCATAGCCGTTAAGGGCGCGTACCCACCCACGTCGCCCAACTATTTCAGAAGCCGAGCAACCCCATTTCTTTGACCATTCGATTGCTGCTACTTCCAAATCCCGCAGCGTTTCAAGATCGCCGCCAGCCAACCAGAAACGCAGTGTGCGGCGTTGCGGATAGTCGATAATTTCTGTAACAAGTGCCGCGTTACTTTCTGGCCAAAACTGCGCGTCTCCTGCCAGTACCACGCGCAGTACATCTTCAAGCGTATGAGAGAATTGAGCATATTCCAGTGCGTCCTCAATGTAATGACCGCACCGCTCCCACTCAGCCAATAATGACGTATCCGAAAGTTCTATCGGTTTGAGCATTGTTTGCGTGCGTGACTGTGAATGACTGTTTTGCGCGGGTGCTGACATATACCGTCCCATTACCCACCTCAGTCGCAGCGTTAGCCGTCTGCGGCATCAGTAGGATGATGCTGTCCTTGCCTGCCCGAAAGTCAGTCACAGCGGTTGTTGCTGCGCTGGCAGTGCAAGTGAATGAACCTGTGCTGTTTAGCTTGCCGTCCAGTACGTTGTTGACGACCTGACTGATCTGACGCGGGTTTGTCGCCTCTGGCGGCAGTGGCTGAAAGTTAGCGTCTGCCAAGTGCCTGCCCCTCTATCTCAACGCCTTGGGCAAAGTCCCAAGTACCGCTGATGTTCATGCGAACACGATGGAAGCGCCCCTGTGAGCGATGCTGACAAAAGCCTTCATCCGTCAGTGACGCGGCAGTGTCGAATGACACGGTGTCATCCTGCCTGTCACGCGCGCCCACTTGCATCGTCACGCTGCCGTCACGGAAGTACGGAACCGTGCGGGTGACTAACGAGTGACGCCCGACACTGATTGGAAACTCAGCCGTCTCAATCGTGCCAGCGAGGGTGCTTCCCGTGAAACTGTGTATCTTCTTGTCCACACTACCGCCGAAGAAGAACGTGCCGCCTTTGTATAGCGCGCTATCAAGCGGTGCTGGCAGGCTGTCGATGTCGGCAGCGAGGTTGTCCAGATCTTCCAGCGTATAGGCTGGCGTAAACAACGGAGCGATTAGTTCTGCACGCACCTCAAGCAGCGACCAACGCTGGATGGCGTAGTTGTAGACCAGAATCTTGTCAGGCGTATCGTCGGGCGCGTTTGCCGAGACGTAAGACCACGCGACTAGCTGGTTTGACGGATCTACAGCACAGGACATTTTATCTGTGTGCGCGTCGTCAAAGTCCTTTAAGAAAAACTCGTTCACCTTCTCAGCACCAATCGGCTGGCTTTGCTTGCCGTCGAAGGCGAAGAAGCCATCCTGCGCCAGATAGAACGTCAGCCCGCCTACGCGCGCCACGCTGTTAGGGAACGAACAACCACGCGATGTCTCTACCATGTTGATCTGGTAGATCAGCGGCGCACCAACATAATACGCAACAGCAATCCCGCGCTCCATCAGGATGGTGGCTTGCTCACCGCCAGTCAGGCCAGTAATGGCACCAGCGTCACCGCCGAATACATCTTGAAAGTCAGACTGGTCTGTCCCTGTAGTCCAGCTAGTTTCGTCATTGATGCCGGACCAACGTACCCTAAACGGCACCCTGCCCGACCCTTCATCAATGTTGGCCGTCCACACCTGATCGCGCACAACGGCAATAAAGTCAGCCTTGGGCGGCGTGCCAGACAGGTTGCCAAACGCAGTGTCTGTGCCAAGTGCAAACTTTTGCAGTTCTTCGCCTACGCCACCCGCAGCGATGACGGTTGAGCCAAACTGCACGAACCGCCAACGCTCTGGCCCAACAAGGTCATATGCCGGTGAACCTGCCTTGCTTATGTCGTCCAGATTGCTAGTGGACTGATTGAATTTATACAGCTTGCCCTTGTCACCCGCGAACAGAGACACGTTTGCGCTGGTGTCCTTGGCAGCAAACATGCCACGGATACGATCTGTCGCCGCGTTACTAAATGATACAAAGCTAGGGAAGCTGCGATAGCCTTGCGCCGCTGGCACAACATTAGTGGCTGTCGTCACCCCAGGATTGTTCAATGGTGGCTGATCAGGTAGCCATTCGCCAAACTTAATCATTGCGTCAGCCAATCCCTAGAATTGCCGGTTTGCGTAGCCCAAACCTCTGTTCCTGCCGTCTGGACCGTCCATGTCTCGCTGCCGTCGGCAACCTCTGACCAGTCCTCGCCGGGTATCTTGCCGATAGCCGTGGCCGTCACCGTCGGTGCGCCCGTGGCAGGCATTGAGAACACCCCTGTAGCCGCACCAGAAGCCGTCACAGCGGCGTTTGCCACCGCAGACGTGGAAAGCACCGTCACAAAGTTTGACGTGCCTGTAACGGCCATAGAGGCGGACGCCCCCATGCCCCTCACACGATCAGCCGCACCTGTCGCCGTGACCGCAACGCTTGCTGCGGCGCTCATACGGGCAATGAACGAAGCGGTAGCCGCTATCGAAACAGCGCCAGTTACCGCTGCATCAACGCCGCGAATACGGTCAAATGCGTTAGTGGCAGTGACAGCGACAGATGCCGCTGCCGACATTGGTATCGGCACTTGAATTGTGCCGGTTCCCGTGACTGCTAGGCTGGCTGCGCCCTCTACCGAGAAAAAGTCAAATGACAGGCTATCGACGTTGCCAAAACTATCCAGCGCATCAAAGTTGCCTATGATGCTGTCTAGTTCTTCAAGCGTAGGCTCCTTCGTAAAGTCAGCGCGCAGCAAATCTGCATCGCTGTCGAGCGACCCTACGAAAGCATCAATAGAGCCAGTAAGCTGGTCTAGGTTTGGCTTCGTAATAGCCATCACACACTCCGTTAAGCAGCGGTGATGTCTAAGTCACCTGTTGCAATTTTCAGCACATCACCCGAAGCGATTGTCTTTGCCGTTGTAAAAGAGCCATGCACCAAAAGGTTGCCGCTTGCGCTTGCATCATAAAGTCCCCAATGGGACACGCTGCCCCAACTGCCAGTAGCAGCAGCAAACTCGATTGCAGCATCGTTTGACATGGTGCCGCTGGCCGCTGCGCCGAAAGACACAGAAACGCGGGAATAGTTGTTGCCGGTCAGTTCGGTGCCACTATCGTCATCGCCAAGCGAACCAGTGGACAGGCCGAGATAGACATTCGATGGTGCAGTGAAAGTCGCGTTAGCGCCAAGAACATCCAGCACCTTGTTCTCAGCGTAGTCGGAAAGTGCAGACATCTTTTACTCCTACGATGCTACAGAGTTTTGCCGCTGGTAAATGCTCGTCATGTGGAGCGTGCCAGTGCCGTAATGAGCGCGTTGCTCGTCCTTCTTGATTTCCTCAATCGCACGGCCAAACTTGCCGTCGTAAAGCTGCGCCCGTGCGTCATCCATCAAGTACACATATGCCTCTGCCAGCGCCCCACTCAGGTAAGCGTCGGGGTGCCGGGAAAGGATAGTGTTTGTGGCATTGCTGTCGCTCAATGCGTCCAGACTGCCGATATAGATAATCTCGGCTGTGTAAGCGGAGTCAGGTATCGGGCGAAACTTAATCTCGTTGCCCACGATGCTGTATGCCTGTGGCTTGCCGCCAGCACCCGTGAATTGGCTGTCGAGCGCAGTCGGTGAGCGATATTCCAATACAGTGTTCGGGCTGGTGTTCAGCTTTACCTCACGCACCTCCCGCAGATCCGTGGGCAGTGCCACATACTCGTCATCTGCGGTCAGCGTTGCCGTCGCACGCTTTTCCTGGCTCCGCGTTTCCAGTTCACGCGACATGCGTGCTTCTGCAAGCTGGATAAAGTCAGGGATTTGGTCTGTCAGATCTGTGCGCGCGAGGAAGTTGGCTACAGCCGTCTTCAACTCACTGTATGTGCTGATGCTCATAAGCTGCCACCACCGGTCCTAAAATAGCGATTGTCGTAGTCGTTCAACCACTTCCGCCAAGCATTCGGGTTGTCACGCGGCGCGCCATACGTCTCGGCAAGATGCAAATCGAATACGTTGGGAATCGCCGCGACTTGCTGCCAATGACGCTGCGAATCGCCGATCATCTTGCTGTATTGCCACTCCTTCGCCTTCTTCTTGTTTTCATCAAGAAGCGGCGCA